CCAAACGCCTTGGCCATGTTGGCCGATGCGCTCTCGGTCTGCTTCTCAGCGTCGTCAAGCCCTTTTTCTAGTTTGGATGCGTCGGTCATCAGGTAGAGAACCGCATCGCCAAGTATCAAGAGTTTGCCCCTTTGTTTCCGCCGCCTGCTGCGCTAGTTAGCTTGCGGCGGGCGTGTGATGCCAAAGCCCATCGCCGCCAACGCGCCCAGGCTCATCAGCTTGTTGCCCGTGCCGTCCTCTTTGGGTTTCAACGCCTCGGCCACCACCGCCACCACCATCTTTGCCTCAAAGCGTTTGCGCTCGACATAGGCGCCAAACAGCCCGGCCAGTTGGCGGTCGGTCAGCGCCTGCGCCTCGGCCAGCGTCATCCCCCACTGGCTGATCGCCAGCTCGATTACGTGCCAATCTTCACTCGGCCAAGCTGCCGGCTGAGCTGCACCGTCAGGCCGAAAAAATCGGCGAGTTTGACAACCTCCTGAAAGGCGGCAAATATCTGAGCGTCGGTGGCGTACTGCTCGATATAGACGCGCTCTTCTTCCAAGACCGGCGAATAGGTGATCAGCAGCTCAAAGATCAGGTCGAGCGCCTCGATAAAGAGCTTTTCCGCCAACGGCATCAGCTTGACCAAATCCGCCGGCGTGTTGAACTCGATATTCTGCGCCTCGCTGATCTCGCCAAAGAGCGGTTTCATCTCTTCGAGCAGGCGTTTCTTCCACGGTTTCGCCCGCAGAAAGCCCGCCTGCTGAATCAGGTATTCGCGGTCGCCCAACTGTACCGTGATGGTTTGAATCTCGACCATAATAATTAAGTCGTCGCCGCACTGGTCACGATTTGCAAAATCCCTAATTCCTGGCCGGCAGGCTGGGCGATGTCGCCGATGATGCTGATCTCAAAGCCAATCGCCGTTTCTTTGGTCTTGGCGTAGGGAATCTCGCCGGTCATGCGCATAAAACCCTTGTGGAAGAACCAGCGTACCGGCTCGTTGTTGTTATTGGCGTCCACGCGCAGCGCCTCAATCGCCCATTTATAGAGCGTGACATCCGGCTGCCCGCCAAACTTAATCTCACCATAGCCCTTTTGCGCCGCCGCCGGCGCCGTCGTCACCGCTGTGCCTTGCAACAACACCGCCATATTGGCCACGGTATGTTCCAAGAGTGAGCCGGTAATCAAGGCCTCACGCCGCGTGCGTGTCACGCCCAGCGCCACCGTCACCTGTTCGGAGTAGACCTTATAGATTTCTTCGGCGAGTGACAGGCTGATCGGGCTGCCCTCGGGGAAGTCGCCCATATCAACCCACGGCGCCGTCCAGACCGCGCCATAAGCAACGGTCGACTCATCCGGGTTCGTCGTGTTCACAGGGGCGCGGTACAGTCTGCCCGGCCCTAACAATACATCGCCCATAGTTAATCTCCTGTCGTATGCAAAATCACATCGATAATAACCCGGTAAACCTGTGTTTCGTCCTCGTAATCGTCGAGTTCGTTGACGACACGCGCCATGTTGATGCCCGGCGTTTGGCTAAGCTCAATATATTCCTCCAATGCCGCCTTGACCGCGGTCGCCAGTTGCTGCACCTCGCCATAACCGCCGGCGCCATCCCGCCGTTTTGACCAGCAGTTGACCTGCCAGCGGCTTTGACGCAGCGTGCTCGTGCCATCCTGCCCCGTGCCGCTGATTCTCTGATAGGTAATCGCCGGCATGGTCGGGTTCTGCGGCAGGATCAGCGGGTAGATGCGCGTCGAGGTCAACGCCGCCACACCCGCATTTTCTTCTAAGGCGTCCTGCAATAAAACAGCGATGGTCACTGTGTGACCCCTTTCAGGATGGTCACTTGAGTTTTCTCCCGATACTGACGGTAATCTCAGCGCCGATCTGCTCTTTGAGTTCGTCGAGCGCAGGGCGCAAAAAGGGCCGCGCGCTCTGTTTGGAGGTGCCGTATTCGACAAACTTGGCGTAAAAGACGGCGAAGGCTGCCACCGCCCCGCCTTTGGGCGGCTTGAGTTCTTTGCGGTGTTTTTTGTCGTTGCGGTAGGTGGTCTTTTGCTCCGTCGCCACATAGCCCGAATTCTTGAGGTCGCCGCTTGCCACCGGCACGCGGCTGGCGGCGGCGTCAATCAGCATCTGCCCGCCGGCAAAGAGCCCGTCAGGCGTGGCCGCCACAACCTGTTTTTTGATGCTGTCACCGTACCATTTCATAACTGCACCTCGCTGCACATCAGCACCAGCTCACGCCCCTGCCCGCTGACATCCACCACATTCTCGATCATCAGATAACGGCCCCGGTCTAGCAGTCGCATGTGCACCGTAATGTCGGTGCGGTAGCGGATGGTCACGGTATGACTGACCGCCGCCTGTACCTGCTCACCGCCCGACACAAAACGTTCACCGGCCGCCTTGCTTTGGATTTCCGCCCAAATATGCGGATTGGGTGTCAGATTCGCCCAAGTTTGGATCGGTTCGCCATAGTCATCTTGGGTTGATGTGAAGGCTTCCACCGTCACCTTATGGCGCAGCGGCCCGATGCGCATTACCAGCCCCCCCTATCCGTCAAGAGCAGCGTATCGAGCCCGAGCGGCGTCGTCATCACGCTGATGCCCTGCGCCACCGTCACCGCCTCACGATTCTCGTATAAATGCGCCAGCATCAACCGCACCGCCGCTTTGTAGATGTCGGGTACGTCAAGCGCCAGCCCATAGCCGGCGGTGTAGGCAATCTCAACGGCGTTGATCTCCTTTAAGGTCACGCTCGGATAGCTGGCCGTCGATTTGATGGCAACGCGCCCCGGCTGTGAATGGCCATCGACCCAATAATTCGAGGCGGCAAAGGTGGCCTGTACGCCATTCTGATCGGTGTATTTGATGCTCGTCACACCCAGCAGCGGCGGGTAGGGCAGCTCAAAGCGCGTCATATACGGCCAGCCGTCCAGGATGGCGGTATAGGTGCGTGTGACAAAGGATCGGCGCGCCACCTGCTCGCAGTGGATACGGGCGGCGGCGATCAGGCCGCCAATATAGGCGTCCTCATCGTTATGCGTGATATGAAGTTGCTCTTTGGCCTCATCCAGCGTGACCGGCTCTTCGACCGGCTGCGTCGTGATTTGTACCCTGCGTGCGTCAATCATTTATGGTTCCTTAAGGAACATCATTCTGGTTGCCCCAAGCTAATCCTTTGAACTCTGGACGCTACACGATCAAACCAATAGATTTCGTAATCCCTGGCAAAAATGGACTTGATAAAATCAAAGTCGCCGGCATAACTGTCGCTAAAGTGTTCGGCGTGGCGCTGCCATACCGCCCGCTTGACGACAAAGGCGCTGCACCCAATATCGCCCATCACCGGCGGGCGCTGCCAGTTCTTACTCGGCAAGACGCCGCGCGCCCCATGATCCATCTTGAGCATGATCACCCCTGGTTTGTGCGCCGCTACAATCCCTTTGAGGTCGCCAATCAAGGTGTCGCAGGCGCACATATCGTCATCATCCAGAATCCAGATATAGCGCCCGGCCAAGTTGGGCGCATAGGCCGCCATGTTGCGATAACTCCAACCGATGCCGCGCCCGTGCGGGTCCTCTAACAACGTCTGCCGATAATCCTGGTCAGATTGCGCCAATAGGCTTGCCACATTTGCGGCCAACATCCGTGGGCGCTTATACGTGCGCGTCAAGACTTGTAAGAAGGGCGCGGCGCCTGGCGCTTGCCGCGCGTGGCTGCTTTTGGGTCAACTGCCATTTCGCGCGCCGTGATGTCGGGTTGTTCTACTTCACCCGGCTCTAACTCGCTGGCATCCTCATTGGTAATCTCGACATAGCCGCCGCGCCGCAGGTCATCGGCGATGTCATCGGGCAAGGTGTAATAAGTGCCCTTCTTCATGGCCAGCGATCCGGTGCCGGTGGGCGCTACCACATCCTGCAAAGCTAAGACTCGGCTCACGGTTCCTCCGTTCTGATAGGGTTTGAGTATGTTGCCATCCGGCTCGATATGGTCGCATGGCACATCAAAGCGTGCGATCATGCGGAACCCGGCGCGGCTGCAATCGCTGGCGAAGGCGAGATCGCCGTCGTCGTTATTGTCGCCACGCACGATCACCTGTTCCAGCACTGGACGGCGAATCAAGGTGCAGCCCCAGCCGACGCCACTCACTTGCGCCCAGCCGCGCTTGCGATACTCTCTTAGCTCCTGCGGATAAAGGCTCAGGCTCATCCCCATATTGCTGTTGCCCAAATACTGCCAGGCGTTGAGTACCTTCATGCCATGCCTCAGCACATAGACGCCGTAAACGACCGGCGCATCTGTGCTATATAGTTTGTCGATGGCGTCTGGCGGGATCACCATGTCATGCTCGACCGTGAGCAGAGCATCAAAGTCACCCGCCAGCGCCATCGCAAATGCGTGCTGGTATTGCGCCACGATATTCGCCGCCCGCTGGCCCGGAAATGGGTTGTGGTCGCTGACCTCCCAAACAAACGGAATGTCTGTTTTTTGGGCAGCGATGCTGGCTCCCGTTTCTGGGCGTAGGCCATCGTCAATCGTCGGCGTGAATACCAGAATCATTGTTAGGTGCTCTGCGTGGCGTAGCGGATCGCTTCCGGCTGCAAGACACCAAAGACCGCGTCAAACCAGAACCACAAGCGAACATTTCCCGTCGAGATCGCCGTGAACGGATCGCGAATCGTTTGCAAAGTGGTTCCTTCTCTAAAGCCCATGAAATTGAAATTTCCAAAGACCATAGATTTGGCGCTCGCCGCCGGCGTCGGCATATAACTGCTCTGGTTGACCGGGAAGCCCCATAGCATCGCCGAACCGCCGCCGGCCAAATCACCGCCCGGATGCGGCGCAAAGGTAAAGACACTGGAGCTGGCGATGGAACTGATCGTGGCATAGGCGGTCGGGTGCATGAGCCATTGGGCGCCCTCTTGGTATTCGGGCAGCAATTTTCCCACCAGGATCGGAATGTCAGCGGCGGCGATGGCGGTTGGGCTGCCCAAGGTCTGCGAGGCGGTGCCATTGGCGAGGGCTTCCGTAACCAGAAGTTGGTTCAACGTAGCAGCCCAACCGCGAGCTACCCAGTTGGTGAGAAAGGCTTCGAGTTTTACATCCTCATCTCGAAGTAATTCCCAAGTCAATGTAATAAATTTGGCATATTTGACCAAGGTAAAGGCCTTATTCGCCAATGCCGGTGCATCTTGGTTGATCGTCCCCGCCTCGGCGACCGAGGTAAAGAGCAGATCATCCTCGGCGTCAATCGGGTAGTTGACGGTCAGCCCTTTTCCCGGGACCAGCGTCAGCCCCAATTTGGGCACGAGGCTCGACTCGTCACGGCGCGCCTTGATGTTCTGCACCATGCCGACGGGAACGACCACACCGCCGTCGGCGGGTGTCGTTTCATTCATGTCCGTATTGTTGTAGGCGCGCAGCTCGGAAGCCACGCCGGCGTCGCCGGTGCGCAGATAACGGAAGTAAAGACTCTTTTCGGCGTCCTTTGTGATCGTCGTCGGGTGATACTGAGCGTTTTGCGGTTTGGCGACGGCGGTAAAGCCCTCCAGCTCTTCCAAACGTTCCGCTTCCGCTCGCAACCCTTTGGCCTCATCGACCAGAGATCGATAGAGCGTCTCTTCTTCAGGCGTCACGCTGCGGTCTTGCGTCTTGGCAACGTCATAGAGGGCGCGCGCTTCCTCGGCTTTGTTGGACATCGCCACGCGCAATTCTTGTGGATTCATCTTGCTCTCCTTTTGAACATAAGATCGTGTTCCTGGAGCATCTGAGCTACACGCGCCCGCGCTAGTTCTTTTGCTTTCTTGTCTTGCTTACTATCGTTCGCATTTATGGTCGCCTTAGCGACAACACCCTGGCCCAACGCCCGTTGAACCCAATCGGGTGCAGAACGCATCACACCAACTCCCGTTTGCGGATAGGCCGCCCACGTCACCGGCGAAATTTCCATCAGGCCGACCGTGTTGAGCGTGCGCAGAGGTATGCCGTCCGCATCTTCGCTCCAACTGTCGCCGCCCGCCGGCACATTAAAACCGAAACTCATCTGGTCAACATCGCCGCGCTCGATCAGCGTCACCGCATCGCGCCCATCCTGCGTATCGGGCGGATGCAGCTCAAAGGCAAGCCCCTGCGCATCCTCCCAGACTTGGAGGGTTCCCGCCCTGGTGCGTCCAAGCACCCTGGCCGTGTCATGCTGCCACAAAGCCCGTATATCGCCGCCGAGGCTCTCCTTGAAAGCGCCTGGGGCAATCATTTCACGGAATCCCATATAGACGCTCGGCGTGTTGAAGAGCGCAGCATGGCCCAAAATCACCGCCGGCTTGCCGCCTCGGGCGCGAATTTCCACCGAGCGCAGGCTAAAAGTGCGCACCTCGCGCTCTTTGACAGTGGCGCGCTCACTGTCTGCTTCGACCTCCAGTTGCCCCAGGACATCCATCACGGCTTGCAGCGCAGCCCGCAATTTGCTCTCATTGGCGGCGCTCAGCACGCGCCCGGCGCGGATTTCGTTAACCAGTTGCTCTATCTTGTTCATGATTTCGCCCTTTATGCAGCGACAGTTACGCAATCACATCCGCTATGAAGCGGCCCGTGTTTAATCGTGCGCACAACCGGCAAGGGTTCAACGCCCTCCGCCGTCACCGTATCACCGGCCTCAAAGAAGGCGCCGCCAATCTTAATGCGCTGGCCGTCGATCTTGCGGCACATCGGGCAGCTTTCGCCTCTGGCCGACCAGCGCAAAATGCTCACACCGCCGGCAGCATAGCCGTAGACGGCCAAGGCGTTGCCGGCTTCAAATGCCTGGGCAAATCCCTCTTTACCCGCCTTGGTCGCTTCCCAGCCATCCATACGCTCTTCAATCTTGGCTTGCGCATCTTCTTCGTTTTCGGCTTCCGCCAACAAAGCGCGTAGCTGTTTTTCGCCGCCGACCGCATAGACTTCCGTATAGTTGGCTAAATAGCCCTCAATCCACTGGCGCAGCGTATCATCCAACGCCGCCGGCTCACCGCCGAGCTCGCCGGCGACACTGGCCATCATCGTTTCGGCGTAGCTCTGCATCAAGGGGCGGAAATAGTCGGGAAACCAGATACGCAGTTGTTTGTAGAAACTCTCCAGCCAGGTGGCAAAGCTCTCAGCGTCGCGCTTGCCAAGTTTGGACTTGGCCGCCTTGCGGATGTCGGAGCTCTCACGCTTGACGGCTCTGGAAGCGGCATCTTCAAATAGACGCACATGGCGGTTCATCAGCGCGCGCCGCGCTACATCGTCGGCCCGCTTTTCTTGCGGAGCGGGCAGTAATGCCGGCTGGGCCACCTCTACCAGCAAGCGCGCCTGCGCCGGCGCAGGCTCCACTGTTGGCGCCGCGGCCGGGAGTGGCGCCGGTGTTGCGCCCAAAGTGACCAGGTTGACCGGCGTAAACAGGACATCGCCGCCCTCAATCGGGTTGCGATCTTCCAGCTCACGGATTTCGTTGGGCGTCAGGATCGTGTTGTTGACCGCCACCTGATAGCTCTGGTAGCGGCTGAGCGTATCGCCGCGCAGCATCCCCTCGACATGGTATTTGGCGAACATCGTGTGACGCTCGCCTTCGGTCAAGAGGTCGCGATAGATCGCCTGCTCGTGGCGTACCAGCCAGGGCATCAGCGTATACATCACGAAGTTGATGCTCTGCTGCTCGATATTGCTAAAGGTCGCCCGGTCGAGGTCGGCCAACATATGCGGTGGCACGCGGAAGATGCGGGCGATCTCCGTCACCTGGAATTTCCGCGTCTCCAGAAATTGCGCCTCGTTGTTGGCGATGCCAATCGTCGTCACGTCCATGCCTTCTTCAAGAATCTTGGTGCGATGGGCGTTGCTCAGCCCTTGGTGCTCATAGGCATAGGATTCTTTGAGGCGCTTTGCCGCCGCCTCGGATAGTTTGCCAGGATGGCGCAAGATCAGGCCAGGCCGCGCGCCGTTGCTGTAGAAACGGGCGCCATATTCCTCGGCTGCTAAGCTAAGGCCAATCGCCTGCTTCGCCGCTTGCATAATCGGGCTGTACCCCATCAGGCCGTTGCCTAAGCCCTTGAGGTGATGGATGCGATAGGATGGGATCGCCCGCAGCGTCTGATCCGGCATACGATACAAGTAATACATCTGTCCGTTGGCGCCGCGCTGCATATCCTCCATCTTATCCGGGCGCAATGGCCATAACGCCCTAATCTTGCCGGCGGTGTCGATGTCTTTTTCGCTATAGCCGTTGCCGCATAAGAGGCAGTGTGAGATCATCAATTCTCGCCATTCGAGCGCCGTCATATCCGGGTTGGCGAGATTGTGCAAGATCGGATAGAGCGGGTGCGAGGTCGCCTTGCTTTTGTCGCGCCCGTTTTGCTTGTAGAGCACCAAGGGCAAGGCGGCGATCGACTCCGAAATGATGCGGATACAGGCATAGACCGCGCCCGAACGCATGGCGTTTTCTTCCGTGACGGAAGGCCCGGCATAGGTCGGCGTGTTGACGGCCATCAGGTCAAAAAGTTCGCCATAGGTCATGGCGCGCCGCTCGAAAATGCTGCTCATGCGCTTCCAGAGGTTCATAGTTCGAGGATACCCCTCTCGTCATAGACGGATGGCACATGGCGCAGCGCACGATCCAGGCTCATGATCGCCGCCACAATACCGTCAATCTTGTTCTTCGATTTGCTCTTGTCCGGTTTGATATTGCCGGCAGGGTCGAGGCGCGCCACCACGTTATCCGCCATCCAGCGCAGCACCGGGTTGCCGTCATGGGCTATCTTCTGTGACATGACCAGCTTGAGGAACTCTTTCATGGGCGGCGACATCGAGGCAAAGCCCTGCCCAAACTGGATCATCGTCTGCCTCGCCTCTTCCATACGTTGATACAATAGCGTGGCGCCCCAACGGTCAAAGGCGATTTCTTCGATGCTGTAATCGAGCGCCAACTGGCGAATCGTCTGCTCGATATAGTAATAGTCGATCACATTGCCCGGCGTCGCCATCACCAGCCCATCGCGCAACCAGGCATCATACGGTACGCGGTCACGCCGCACGCGCTCAATCAGGTTCTCTTGCGGTATCCAGAAGTGGGGCAGAAGCCAATAGGGTTCGCCCTCTTCTTCCGGTGGGAAGCACAGTACAAAGGCGGCGATGTCGGTTGTACTAGCCAGGTCTAAGCCGCCAAAGCAGGCGCGCCCCTTGAGGTCGGGCATTTCCCGCTGGCATTCGTTCCAGGCCGTCATGTCGAGCCAACGCTGTTCTTGCGCCGTCCACTGGTTGAGATGCAAGCGCCGAAAGGTATTTTGATAGGCGGGCGAGTTCTTGGCCCGTTCGCATTCCTGTTCTAAATAATCGAGCTTGATCGTCACGCCCAGGCCCGGATTGGCCTTGGCCCACGTCACCGGGTCCGTCCAATCGTCATCCTCGTCAGCGGCGGCGATGTAGCCAAAGAAGCTATCATCCTCCAGCGTGCCGTCGATCACCTGCCTGGCGTATTCGTGCTGCTCCCAACAAATCGACTCCGGGTCATAGACGCCGGCCGTCGTGATCATCACCATCAACGGTTGCCGTCTGGCGCCGGTCGAGGTGTTCAGCACGTCCCACAGTTCGCGGTTGGGCTGGGCGTGCAGCTCGTCAAAGATAATGCCGTGGGCGTTGAGGCCGTGTTTGGTGTAGGCATCGGCGGAGAGTACCTTGTAGCTGCTATTGGCTTTCGGTACGATGATGCTGTTGCGAAAAACCTTACTGTATTTGGTCAACGCCGGCGACGATTCGACCATACTTTTGGCCTGCTCAAAGACGATGCGCGCCTGGTCACGGTCGGCCGCCGCGCTGTAGACTTCCGCCCCTGGCTCGTTGTCGCCAAAGAGCATATAGAGCGCCAGCCCTGCGCTGAGCGTACTCTTGCCGGTCTTGCGCGGCACCTCCAAATAGGCACGCCGGTATTTGCGCGTGCCGTCGGCGCGCCTCCAGCCGTACAGCTCGCGCAAAATCTCACGCTGCCACTCTTGCAAGACAAACGGCTGGCCGGCCCACTCGCCTTTGCTATGGACAAGCAACTTTTCGAAGAAGGTCACAGCGAGGTCAGCGGCCTTGCGGTCAAACCAGAAATCAGGTTTGTCTAACACTATCTCCGCCGCCTGCTTCGCAAGTTTGCTTGCAGCGGGCGCCATTAGGGTTCTGTCACCGTGGCAAACAATTTTTCCGCCAATGTCATCTCCTGGTCATCTTCCGGCTGCGTTTCAATGCGGCTGCGGCTGGCAGGCGTCAAGCCAAATTCACTCATCAATTTGACCATGTTTTTAAAATGGTTGGATGCAATATTCTGCCACGGGTTGAGATAGGCGCCGCCCTTTTCGCTGTACATAACAGGCCCTTCGCGATCTACCCGCTCTTCCGCCTCACGCCACTTGCCAAACTCATGGGCAAAGGCCGCCAGCGCCAAACGATCCGCCTCTGTCACCACGCGCAGGCTCACCAACATCTTGGCGTGGCGCTTGTACTCCGCGCGTGCGATGCCCGTCAACCATGCGGGACAAGGCGGTGCCACCACGCGCGGCTTCGGTTCGTTATGATTAAGCGGTCGCCCGCCGGGATTGCCTTCCAATATCTTGATCGCCGTTGGTTTTGGCGGTCTGCCGGTTTTCAAATAATCCCCCCCTGTTGCGTTTCGCGTGTGCATGTCTGTGAC